CCGTGTGGCAGCAACGGACTTCTTCGCCAACGGAGGTGAGCCCTTGCAGACAGGCAATCTGCCCGCAGGGGTCCCGAAGCCCAATGAGACTCTCGGTTACCAAGTCATCCGCTGGGCCTCCAAGTTCATCGTCCAGCCAGATGGAGACAGGGCCGGTGAGCCCTGGCAGTTCACCCCGGAACAGCTCCGCTTCGTTCTGTGGTTCTACGCCATCAAGCCGGACGGGACTTGGACGTACAGCGCTGCCACTCTTCGCCGTGCGAAGGGTTGGGGAAAGACTCCCCTCCTGGCCGCTCTCGCGATCGTCGAGTTCCTAGGCCCTTGCCGGTTCAGCCACTTCGATGCTTTCGGCCTGCCGATAGGCAAGCCTGTCCCTCTTCCTGTCGTCCAGGTTGGCGCTACTGCGCTCGACCAGACGGAACAGACGATGGACATGATCCGAGGCATGCTCTCGGAGTCTCCGGCCGAAGCGGTGTACGGCCTGGACATCGGCAAGATGGTCGTCCAGTTCAAGAGCGGTAAGCCCGGCTCCATCAAGCCGAAGGCCACCGCCGGCAGGACCAACGAGGGCAACAGGCCCACGTTTGCACTGATGGATGAGGTCCACCACTGGGTTGGCTCCAACGGCGGCCCGGACTTCTACCAGACAATCAAGCGCAACATCGAGAAGACGACCAAGGCAGGTTCTCGCTGGGTCTGCACCACGAACGCGTACAACCCCAACGAGGACAGTGTTGCCCAGATCATCCATGAGTCAGAGATGGTCGCTCAGGGCTATTGGCTGTACGACTGCCTTGAGGGCTCCATTGCCCTTGAGGACATCCGAGACGCTGACGCGGTTCGAGCCGCCCTCACAGAGGCGTACGGAGACGCGAGTTGGGCCGACATCGAGGGCCTTACCCGAACGGTCCTCTACGACCGCACGACCCCGGACAGCACGTATTGCCGCTTCTTCTTCAACCAGATCGCTGAGTCTTCAGACGGCTGGATGAGTAAGAGCGAGTGGGACTCTTGCTTTGAGGATGAGGACCCGATCAAGCCCGGGGATCAGATAGCCATCGGCTTTGATGGATCGATCCGCGGTGACGCAACGGGCCTTGTCGGCGTCCGACTTCGTGACGCCAAGCTCTTTATCCTCGGTCTTTGGGAGCGCCCAGAACACGCTAATGATGACTGGGAAGTCGATGTTCTCTCTGTAGAGGCCGCTGTCAATGCCGCCTTCAAGACGTACCGGGTGGCCTGGATGTATGCCGACCCTCCGTACTGGCAAGAGAACATCGGCCGTTGGGCTATTGAGCACGGAGACGACACAGTCTTTGAGTTCTGGACCAATAAGCCGACCAGGATGGTTCAGGCCGTGGAGAGATTCCGAACGGCCACCATGGTCGGCGACTTGAGGCACGACGGGGACCATCGCCTTACTCGGCATGTCCTCAACGCCGTGACTCGTGAAGTACCTCAGGGGCTCCTCATTCAGAAGGACTCTCCCCGATCCAAAAGGAAGATCGACCTTGCCGTATGCGCCGTGCTCGCCCTGGAGGCGAGGGCAGACGCCATCGCTGATGGCCGTATGCAGATCCGGAGGTCCCGAGTAGTGGGGTGGTAGCCATTGGCCGATATTGAAGTTGGGTCTCCACCCAATACGCCTTCAGGCTGGGTCGACTGGCTACACAGCAAGCTACTCAGGCGCCGGACCTATCTACGGTTCTGTTCGGACTACTACGACGGCAAGCATCAGAAGATGGTGTTCGCTCAGGCCAAGTACCAAAGCGAGTTCGGCCGGATCTTTGATGGCTGGTCCGACAACTTCTGTGGCCTCATCGTCGACTCAGTGAATGAGCGCATGTTCATTGACGGCTTCCAGATGACTGATGAGCCCGGAGGGGACAAGGACGCTCGGGAGATCTGGCAGCGCAACCACCTCGACGCCGAGTCGAACGCGGCCCACCTGGACGCCATGATTCATGGAGTCTCGTACGCGATCGTCTGGGCTGATGCCGGCGGAGAGCCGACCATCAGCATCGAGAGCGCTGAGAACGTGGTTGTCCAGTACAAGCCTGGTAGCCGCTGGGACATCGAGGCCGCAGCGAAGTTCTACACGGACGACTGGGGACGCGAGTTCGTCACGCTCTGGTGGAACGGCCGGGTCTACACCGGTACGGGTCTCACAGGAGCTTGGGGCGACTACACCGAGAAGCCCAACCCTCTGGGTGAGCCTCCCGTGGTTCCGATCCCCAACCGGTCCCGTCTCACGGGCCCTCAGATCTCCGACCTGTCCATCATCATCCCTCTGGCTGACGCGATCAATAAGACCGTGGCGGATGCCCTGGTTGCATCCGAGTACGCGGCATGGCCACAGAGGTACGTGACTGGCCTGGAGATCCAGGAGGACGAACAGGGCCGTCCCATCGAGCCGTACAAGGTTGCGGTGGACAAGCTTCTTCAGGCCGAAAGTCCTGATGTCAAGTTCGGCCAGTTCGAGGCCGCGGACCTTAAGAATTACGTGAATCTCGTCAACATGCTTGTACAGCACATGGCGAGTATCAGCCGTATCCCATTCCACTACTTCCTGCTGAATGGCGGTACGGCTCCGTCTGGCGAGTCCATTACCTCTGCGGAGGCTGGCCTCATCGCCAAGACGCGAGAGCGCATGTTGCATTTCGGTGAGGCTTGGGAGCGCGTAATGCGCCTGGCCTTCCGAGTTATGGGTGACAAGAGGGCGGATGCCTTTGGGGCAGAAGTCATCTGGCGTGACCCTGAGAACCGCACCGAGGCACAGCACATGGATGCTCTTCTGAAGCGCCAGCTCCTCGGCGCTCCAAGAGACCAGCTCCTTCTTGATTCGGGTTACACCCCGCAGCAGATCGAGCGCTTCCGCACTATGCGGGAGCAAGACGCCAAGGACGCAATGGAACTGGCGAAGAAGTACCCGGCTCCAATGCCGGAAAAGCCCAATGACCCAAAGGCCAACGAGAAGGAAGCTCGTAAGGCCCCACAGGGCAATTCAGGGAACGCAGCCCGACAGGCCGCGTAACCACCACTCGCTTAAGGACGGCTCCCGCAATGGGGGCCTTTTTTGATGCCACCGAAATGGAAGGCTCCCATGGACGACACCAAGAACGACCAGCCCGACCCGCAGAACACCCCCGCCCCCAAGACCTCTGAGGGCGTGCCCGATGTGGCAGCTCTTCAGGCAGACGTCGAGCGGTGGAAGGCCCTTTCTCGGCAGAACGAGAAGAACTTTAACGATGCTCGCACCGAGCTGACTCAGCTCCGGGAAGCGTCCATGACGGACGCAGAGAAGGCCATTGAGAACGCTAAGGCTGAGGCGCGTAATGCGGCTCTCTCCGAGGTCGGTACTCGACTGGTCGACGCTGAGCTTCGTGTTCAGGCCGCTACTGCGGGCGTGACTCTGCCTAGCCCGGAGTTCCTCAACACCGGCGCCTTTATCGGCGCTGACGGTGCAGTGAATACCGAGGCCATTACGGCGTTTGTGTCGTCCCTCCCCAAGCCGTCCAACTCCCCCGAATTTGCCCAGGGGATTGGCCTTGGCCGTCAGGGCGATTCCGGCTCTTACAACGCCGGACAGATCGGCCGTGACGCCCTTACTCGAATGTCCCCCCAGGAGATCGCTGCTGCCCGTAAGGCGGGAAAGCTCGACGCGCTTATGCGGGGGGACCTCTGACACATGAGGTAGCCCATGACTTTTACCACTCAGGCCGGTAACAACCCTGGTGCCGGTGCACTTCAGGCCGCAGGCGGCCATTTCATCCCCGAGATTTGGACGTCTCAGCTCCTTGAGGATCTGGACGACAATCTTGTTCTCGGTTCCCCGGAGATCGTAAATCGCCAGTATGAGGGCGAGTTCCGGCGAGAGGGCGACGTTGTTCGGATCCCTCACTTCGTCGACACCGTGACTGACAAGGGCATCGTCAAGGCGTATGGGTCCATCGGTACGGCGGACCACGCGGCCCTTGAGTACATCAAGATGACTGTTGCGAAGGGTTCGAGCTTCCACCTGGAGCTTGACAACCTCCACCAGCTCCAGACGAAGACCGGTATCGACCTCATGTCGAACCTGGTCAAGCAGCGTGCTCGCACTCTGGCGAACACGATGGACTCGCTCATTGCGAAGACGATCCTTGCGGCTGTTGCCGGCAAGGACCTGAACGGCACTGAGGACCGCAACGCGACCGTTTCGGGTCTGCCTGCCCTGCACGGCAAGATCGACGCCGTTGTTGACGCTGACTTCACTGCGGGTGTCGACATCTCCGTGTACGACTTCGTGGTGTCCATGCTTGAGAAGCTGGACATCAAGGGCGCTCCGCAGGACCGCTTCCTCTTCATCTCGCCGAAGCTTCGTTCCGCGCTTCTGCGTGACCCGAAGTTCATCGACGCGTCCCACTTCGGTGGTGGCGCTGTGATGCCAACTGGCGTCATCGGCACCATTCTTGGCGTCCCGGTCCGGGTTGCGAACACCCTGGGTTCACACACCCGCCCGACTGAGAAGCTCGTCAAGAACCGTCACACCGACTTCAGCTCGGTGGACATGTTCATGGGCTCTACGGCTGCGGTGTCGCTCATCGTCCCGTTCGCGGAGATGCAGGCTTACCAGCCTGAGGTGAAGTTCACCAACGCCATCAAGAGCCGCGTCATCTACGACGCGAAGGTGATTCGTCCTGAGCAGCTCGTTGTGGCGCAGAGCGTCACGTCCCTGATCACGACCCACAACGCTGCGTAGGGCGACCAAGAGGCAGGGCCTCGGGGTGCGTCCGCCCCGAGGCCCTTCGGTATATCAAATCAATAGGCAGCTAGCGCCTTACTGCCGCCCTGACCGAATAGATGACACCGACAACTGTAAGCCCAAGCATAGAGACAGCGATAAATACGCCTCCCGCGGATTTCAGCGCATCCATGATGGCTGTCCCCGTGGATGTCTCAATCAGCGCCCACACGAGCGCAGCAATGAGCGACACAGTCAATGCAATCCATACGGCACGTACCACCGACTGATTAATGTCGTCTGCGGTACCGGTATTTCCGTTCATAGCGGATTCTCCTCGTAGTCATCACTGATATCACTTCTCCTTCACTTGGCGCATAGAAAACTTGGCCGATGCGCTGATTCCCCTTGGCGCGTTCCAGTCCGGATGCGCCAAGACATCCAGCTTCGCAGGGGGGGCGCATACACGAGTCGCTCCCAGGGTTAAGTGGGAGCGCCTACGAGGTTGGGCCTTTCCTGCATAATTTTCCCCTTTCGGGTTGTATGGATGAGCTTGCCCCTTAAGCCCGTCGGCAGGGCAGACGCCGCCATCTAGCGCCGTCACTCGGTGTGGCAGACGTAGCCCACCACCCGTTAGTTCCCCTGCACCACCCCGTTCACCCGATCCGCACCAACCCGAGGAGGCGCCTATGCCTCTGGCAATCTCTGATGATGTGTCAGCCCGTCTCGGGCGGTCCCTTGAACCTGATGAACTCCCCCGAGTCACCGCCTTCTTGGCCGACGTGTCAGCCCTTGTTGAGGACTACTGCGGCCGAGACTTGGACAGACGGAGCGGCCAGAGCATCACCCTCTATCCCGAGGGTGGCTGTGTCCTCTCCGTACCCGCCCGGTATCAGACCTTCCTCACTGTCTCTGCCGTCCAACAGGACGGCCAGGACGTGACTGACTACACCTTTAATGGTCGGCAGCTTGTTCGAGAAGCGGGCTGGGGCGAATCCGCGGTGACCCTCACAGCCTCTTGGGGCTACGAGGTCTCCCCCGCTTCGCTCAGAGCCCTTGCCTGTTCGGAGGTCATTCGGTGGCTTGCGCTCAGCCCTGGTGTGGGGCGTGAACGCGTCGGTGAGGTCGAGGTTGAGTTCTCGTCCCCCAGCTCAGCTCAGACTCTCTCCTCGGCCACCAGGAGCAGCCTCGCGCCCTACAGGCGTCGGGGCGCTGGATCCCTGACGCTCCGTAGAGAAGGCCCTTCCCTCGACCTGAGGGGGCCTGATGTTCTCCATGGTTGATCCAGTGGAGGTCTGGCGGGCCTCCACACAGGTCAAGAACGCGTACACCAGTCGTCCCGATTGGGACCAGGCCCTCAAGGTCTGGGAAGGCCGGGCCTCTGTGCAGCCTGACAAGACGTATGAGAGCTTCAGCCCTGCCCGTGACCAGTCGCAGGAACGGCTTACAGGCTTCCTCCCGTTCGGTGCCGTGGTCGCTTCCGGCGACCGGGTCAAGCTCAACAACCACATGTATGAGGTCGACGGTGAGCCTGAGCGGTGGGGGTACACCTCCCGCCGGCATCTGAAGCTCTCCCTGTGGAGGGCGCTCAAATGACTGACTCCAAGCGTGCCCGTACCAAGCTCGTTCTGCATGCGAGCTGGAAGCGCGAAGTTCTGTCGGCCCCTGGGGTCAAGGAGCTGGTGGCCAAGCACACGGGTGAACTCCTGCACCGGGCTACTGCTGACGCTCCGCGTCGAGGTCACAGCGCCCTTCCCTGGAACGCGATCAAGAAGAACCTTGAGGCGTATGTGCAGCTCTCGCATGAGGGTTGGTTCGGCAACGTCGTCATCGAGGACGATCCCCAGGTTCGTCACGCGATGTTGCAGGAGGAGGGGTTCACGACCCCTCAGGGCCGCAGGATCAAGGGCCGTAGGTACCTCAAGGGCGCCCTGTTGAAGATGAGGGCGGAATGAGAATCGACCCAATTGAGTTCCTGGTCACC